TTAAATACTTGACTAACTTGAGTCTGTATAGCGAACGGGTCAAAAGTATCATTTATTTCTACTTTCTTTGTTGCTTTTACTTTGTCATTATTAGGTATCCACTGACTTTCGGTGTGTACTCCATCTAAAGTATTAGACTCGTCTCTATCTTTTTCGTAGTTTTTAAACTTGTATTCAAAAAGGTTTACCGTGTAATCAGAGTTATACGAAGACTCAAAACTTTCATTGGTAGCTAGACTAAAAGAACCGTTGTCCACATCTGCATAAAAATCTTTATACTGTAAAGCAAAAGCATCTGTTTGATTTATTTGTATATCTCCATTAACTAAAGCTAAATTTTCTCTCCTATCCTTAAAATCAATATAAAAAGGCACATCATCTCTCTGTCTAATCAAGTTACCTGTTGTAGCGAATAAGTTATAAAATTCACCTCCTTCATCAAACCTTGGCGCATTAAGCGTCATTCCGTTTATTGATTTTAAAGACTGTTTAATTAAATCAACATATCTTGTAGCTTTAACTATAGTGTCTATGGCTGTAGATGTTGCTTTGATATCTATATTTAATTCATTCAACGTATTTATAACGGTGGCCGCTGCACTTACAGATCTATATGTTGTTTCATAGAATATCCATAAAGTATGACCTGAAGGTATATCTAAATCACTAAGATTAAACGTTTGGTCAACATACCAAAAGTACTCAACACCTGTAGGAGTTGTTACTTGAGTTGCTGTACTTGCGTCTGATATGTCTATGCTAAAAACATCAGAAGCCTCACTCCCATCATTACCGATAGTTTCACCTATGTAGTACTTTAGCTTAACTGTTCCGAAATCAAAATCCACACTAGGATTACCTAATCTCTGTATAGATGTATCTACCTTTAACTCTATAGTAACATCTGTCAAATCGTTTAAAGCCCTCACGTAACCAAAAGTTCCAGCAACATCTCCAAAATCATCAAAAACTAAAAACCCCAAAGTATCGTCTACATCCCCTTTAGTTATGTTGTTTGAGTAATTGTATAGCAGCGTCTCCGCACTTCCTGCTGAAGAACTTGTTATCGTTTTAATACTAGGTTGCCTAAACGAACTCAACTGAGTCTCAGGCTTGGCTTTTAATAATACATTAGTAGTCTGAATAGCCGTTATGGTTTCTCCATCAATATTCTTTGTAGAAAACGCATCTATTTTAGTATCTTCTCGTCTTATCACTGTAGCTCTATCAGTGTTCTGAACCACTTTACAAAAAAAGTAAGTAAGTTCATCTGTTTTAGACCCTTCAAAATTAAGCTCACCTAAAACAAACTCAACTCCGTTCCTTTCTAATATGTATTGCACTTTACTTTGGAAACCGTATCTTTTATTATAGTATAGTAAGTAATCTAGACAATGACTTAAATGGTTTGCGATAGTTCCGTTAAGCAATTGATATGGCTCTGAGGCTTTAACAGTAAACACCTCATAAAATTCTAGACTAACTTCTTCGTTCATAAACGATATATGCCTAGCGTATCCATCTTGCTCAATAACAAACTCAGAAGCATCAAACTTTACAGGTTCGGTTATTTCTAACCTACCTATGTCATCGCTCATGAAATTTAGATAGTGTCTAAACTCTTTATTTTCTAAAGGATCTGCCATTAAATTATTCTAGTTTTAAGCCTTAGTATATTGTTTTGATTATTTTTAGATATACCGTTTTTAGTTATTCTTGTTTGAATACCATTCTTATCGATATTTACAACAGAACCTTCCTTGCTCATTAAACTGTTTTTCATAGACCTTATTTCTCTTATAAAATCCTCTTTCTTTAACCCACTTTCCACGCTAATAGAAGGCGCTATAGAAGACATCATTTGATTATAAGGTACTATGTCATTTTGACCTAAAACACCGCTTAGCTCCTTATTAAAATACTCTTCATGGCTTGTGTATATCTTATCTCCACTATCTAACCATCTCATGTTTGCTCCACTTTCACCAGTACTTTTTATTTTACCGTTTCTATCAGTATGAACCTCTGGTCTTTTCTCATCAACCATAGCGTATCCTTCAGGAGAGTTCATTGTACCTCTAAAAAACTCTGGAACAGGTGTTGCTGCAACCATTGCTAATTGAGCAGCACCCATAGCCCCAACAAGTATAGCTAATGGTATTCCTGCTGGTGGAGGTGTTTGAGCTAAAGTGGCAACAATAGCTTGAGCCGTGTTAACACCTATATTAAATAACGCTTGTTCTTTTTGAGATTGCGCTTGCTTTCGTTGTATCTCAACTCTTCTAGCTTCGTATTGTCTTTCTATTTCTTCTCTAGCGGTTGTGCTATCTCCTGCAAACTGTATAGCAATATCTCTTTCTTGTTCTAGCCTTGAGAATTGTTGATCGAAATAAGCGTCTCTAGTTGAATTTATAAAGTTAAAAGCTTCTTGAGCAACTTCGGATATGCCAGCGAAATACACTTTCCAATCGTTGCCACTTTCTTCGAGCATTCTGTCTATTTCACTTAGACCATTTTCATCGAAAGTCAAAAACATTTGATTAAGCTCGTCAAAGCCAGCTCCACTAAAAAAGTCGTTCTGAAAAGATTGGAAAAAAGAGTTAAGTCCTGTTGTTGCTTTTTTAGCAACATCCCCAGTTTCACCTATATTTGCTCTAACTTCTTGCAAGTCGGCAATCTGTCTTCTTAGGGCTTTCTGTAGTTCTGGATTGTCTTCAGAGGCTAATTCCGCCTCTTTCTTCTCTATTAGCTGTGCTATAAAATTGTCAGTATCTTCCTTATACAATTCATCCCTTAGATTGACTAAATCTTCTTCTATACTAACAGAACTCAAAGAACCTTCTTCTTGTAATTTTTTGCGCTCTAATATTATCTTTTCATCTCTAATTAATTCCTCGTCATCGAGTTGGTCTTTTATATCTCCTAACGTAGCTTTATTATAGCTTTTCATTATAGAAAGTAAATCGTCGTAGTACTTTCTGTTTAAGTCTAACTTATTTAAAATTCTTTTCTTTTCTACTAGCCTTGTCTTTTCGTCTGTTTTTTTATTGCTGTCTAACTCATAATCTAGAATTAAGTCTACCAGTTCTTTTTCAGATTCTAATTGACTCTTTCTAGCTTGACTTCTGAGGCTTATTACTATATCTTTATTGTCAGCAATTATTTTGTACTTTTTTATTTCTTGTTCTATTATAAGTTTATTTAACTCAAACTCATCTCTTAATCTAGTGTCTTTTGTCTTTCTACCGCCACCACCACCGTCATCTTCATCGGGTTCAGGGGTAACAACCTTAGTGGTTTCTATTAGCTTTTTAAATAAAACCCATTTAGCTGTTGCGTCTGCAACATTATCCTCTATAGCTGAAAAAGCTTCTTTAAAGTCATCTCTAGTCTTGATAATAGCTCCATTAAATAACTCATCCCCAAACACTGCTTCTATATTATCCTCTGTAAGGCTTCCGTAAACTAAATCGTACTGTGGCTGAAGCTCTAATTCTCTTTCCTTTTTTAAGAAATCTTCATATAGTTTTGTTTGCTTATTAAACTCTATTTTAGCATCTTCTATTCCTTCTAGAGCTGATTTTTTTATTATAGCATCCTTTTTGGCATTATGGTCTTGTAGATTTTTTTGAGCCACCCTGTAACCTTCCTCCGCAATTAAAGCGTCTTTATCGTTAGTAGTTTGTTTTAAAGCTAAATCAGCTTTAGCTAGCTCTCTCCTAAATTTGAATCCATCCATCATCAAATCAGCCTCCGCCTTCTCGTCCATTTCCATTTTTAGGATATCCGTAGAAGCTACAATGCTTTTTTGAAGATTAACATCGTTTCCCGCAAAAAAGTTATCGATTAATTTAACAGACTCCTTCAATACGCTTAAAATAAATCCAAAAGTCTTCTTAATAGCACTATCTCCTGTTGTTACGTTTTTTATAAATGTTTGCCAAGCAGCGGTCAATCTGTTTTGCTCCGCCACAAGGGTTTCTACTCTATCAATATTATCTAAAGAGTAAGCAAGTTCCACAGCTTTAGCAAATTTCGGTAAAACTTCAGCAGACAATACCTCCCCTTTCTTAAGCATTTTATCTAACTCAGATACAGTAACACCCACAGCATTCGCCATAATACCCATAGCACCAGGTAATCGCTCACCTAATTGTCTACGCAATTCCTCTGTAGTAACTTTACCTTTGGACAACATCTGCTCTAATGCTAGGTAAATACCTGTAAGTTCGTCTGTCTTTAAACCTAATACACCTGACACTTTTGCCATTGTTCTAAATATATCCTCAGTATCTTTTAATGATACACCAGACTGTTTAGCAGCAGCTAAAAACTTTATCCATCTATTAGTGGTAGAAACTAATTCAACACCAAAATCATCAACCAAGTCCGCTAAAAATCTCTGTGAATCGGCAGCCGCTAATGAATCCCCAGCAACCCTTTCTAACGCAAATCCCAAACCATCAAAGGTTTTTGTAAGTTCAAATACGTCTTTTACTATACTTCTAAAAATGCTAATACCTCCAACAATACCAAATGCTCCTAGTAAGTTTCTAAAACCTCTAGAAACACCCCCTAATCCTGATTTACCAAATCTAGATGTAGACCTATTTGCCTTGTCTACTTTTTTAGACAACCTATCATAAGACCTTTGCGCCTTTCTAGTCTCCCTACTGTTTTTTCCTTGTGAAACGGTAAGATCTTGCAATGTTTTTTTTGCTTGTTTCTGTTTTGCTATAAGTACATTATATGGCCTAGCCATTTCTAACGCTGCCTTTTTTTGACGAGCTAAAGACTCTCTTGATGATTGCGACAACTCTCTTTGCTTCTGAGCTGATTTTTGCTTAGATTGCAATAACCTTTTTTCATCGGCTATTTGCTTTTTGATTGCATTTCTCTCAGTGGCAATTGCCTTTTCGTTATCTGATATTTCTTTTTGCTTCTGCGCCCTTAAAGAGTTGTTTAAGTCTATTTTTTTTTGTATGATAGCCTTTTCCTCTAAAGAGGCTTTTTTTAATTGGGCTTGGTATTTTTTATCATTAGCTAATGAGATAGCATCGGATTTTTCTTTTTGCTTCCTCAAAGAGTTATTTAAGTCAATCTTTTGCTGGATTATAGCTTTTTCTTCTGTAAATGATTTTTTATTATCAGACAACCGCTTATTATTAACCTGTGTGGCTTTTTGAGCTTGTTTAAAATTCTGAGACTCTGACTTTTCCTTTTGTCTAGCTAGTGAATTGTTCATGTCGATTCTTTTTTGAATCAATTTAACCTCTTCAGTAGCTTGATCTTTCACCTTTACTTTTAGGTTTTCAATCTGAGTTTCTAATTTTTTTATAGTACCAGATAGCTCAGATTGGCTACCTCCACCACCTTTTAATAGTTGTATAACACTCTTGTTTAGTTCAGATATTTCAGTATTAAGCCCTTTTACCTTACTCTCTATTTCTTTTATAAGCGATAAAGCACCAACTTCTATTTCTTTAAAACTATTTGCCATTATTCTTGCGTGTTTGCTCGTTAATATCGTTGGCTAATTTACCTATCTCTAACCACTTTCTAACGCTTGTCGTTTTTATGTCTATGTTGTTTTTACCTGTTATTTGTTCTAAAGTAACAGCCTGTTTTTCTAAACTAGCTTTATCGGTATCGTCATCGTCATAGCCGTTTTCTTCCCGCATCACCTTTAGCTCGTCTAGCTTTAGGTTTATTTTATTCTTACTGCCCTCATGCTGGTTCAGTAATCGCTTTATCTCTTTTAGTTTTTCATTCTTTTTGTTCCAATTGTAATTCCATTGCGCTAATGCCTCAATATAGGTTTCCATTGTGTCATCATCCATATCTCTTTCAAATATCTGCTTAAGCAACATCTTTACCACACTGTACCTAGTCTCTAAATACACACACTCTAGTATTAATTGGTAGTAGTATGCTATAGTATTATCATCTAATAGCTTAACCCATTCAGCTTTTATTTCTTCCCAACGCTCGTTAGCACCTTTAGGTACATCTACTTCACTATAGCCATCGTAATCAACTACCAAGAATTGAAAATCGTTAGTTTTGTAAATAACGTCAAAGTTAAAAATCGGTAAATCACCGCAGTCTTTATACAGGTATGCCATCAAATTTTTTGTTGAGTTTGTTTGTTGAAATAAAGCCAGCCATTATAGGATCTAATGGTTAATCTACTTGTGAAGTCTACCCGTGAGTAGAAGTAAATTGATAGGTTTAACAAATATAGTGAATTATTTCACAATAAAGCATAAAAAAAAGAGAAACCACCCTCTTTTTCTTAAAAACTGTAAAACTTAATTATGAAAACACTATTAATGTACTAAGAATAATTGTACACAAGTAGTAGAATATCAAATATACAATTAAATATATTAAAAATCAAACAAATTTTCTTCTATTTTTTTTGCAATAAAAGGCTCTATGATTGTCTTGTTTACTAAATCATTATTTTCTTCTGTCAAATCAAACAACTCACCGTAAATATCCTCTAGCATTTTTTTCTTACTAGCTACTGTAGATATATTGAAACTTGACTGACTTTTGTTTACGCTCTTAATATACAAGTTCTCCAACGTGTCACCAGTCCAATACAGGTTGTAGGGCGAACCCGATGTCTTAGGAGTAGTAATATTGTCTCTGTCGGCATACCCTTCAGTAGAAGGCGCGTATCGACCTATTAAGTTACCGTTAGAATCTAGACCTTTGCTTAGTTGTTTTCCTTTAATAATGTTCACAATAAGGTCTGAGTTTTCTTTAACAGCTTCAACAGCCCAACCTGGTATCTTAGATTTAAGCAACTCTAAGTTTGTTAGTGCTTTCTCAATAATCAAAATAGAAAGACCTCCTTTCTTTTAAAATCTCTTTTCATGATATTTATGTTTAGAATATAAATATACAAAAAAGCCCTAACATTTCTGCTAGGGCTTTAGATTTAATCTTAATCTTTATTAAGAAGCGACTACTGTAGTCGTTGCTACTTTAGATTTATACAAGTCTGTATCTTGTAATATAATTGCTCTACTGTTTGCAGTATCATACAATTGAATTGTAATAGCCTCGTTAGTAGCTAATGCAGACACAGCAAATGTGTACTGGCCACCTGATACAGATACCGTCTGCGATAAGGTTGATCCATCTTGTGTTATTAAGAAATCACTTGATACACCACCTAGCCAAGCATTTTGATTTTGCTTAGTCTTAGCATTAACAACAATAGTTGTCGCACCGTTTACTGGTATAGTATTGTAAGTTAATACAACTTCGTTAATACCATCTGCTAATTGTGGTTGGTATGTTCCTAATTGTCCTTGAGAAATATACACGTAATCAGTGTCTAATTCTGCTCTAGTAGATAATTGGAATCCAAGACCTTCTTTTTGTCCTACTGAATCAGAAGGAAAAGAAAGCTTCATTGCTTGTAACATGTTAAGGCTAAAACCTTTTAAGTTACCCGCAGAAGACTTAGTTCCTAAAATATTACCTTCTCGGTCTACGAATAAAACATTGTAAGACCCAAAACTATTTAAAGACGTTAAAGCTGCGTGAAATGCTAAACCATTAATAAAGGTTAAAGCAAACTCGTACATACCTAAAGTCGCTACTTGTTTTGTTCCATCTTCTAACGTTTCAATGACATCCTCACTAGAGTTATCTGTAAACGTTTTCGCTCCTTTTAAGATAATCAAATTACCTTGAGCTTGTAAAAGCTGTACGTAAGTTGTATCTAAGGTTGCAGATCCACTAAATTCAAAGCCATCTGGTACAAACCACAAAGCTGTTGCTTTTTTTAGAAACTGCTTACAACCTTTTGTTCCTGTGCCTAGGACTGCGCCTAGCCCACATTCAACTAAATTATAAATTGTGTTTAATAATGCCATTTTATACTATTTTTTTTATATGAAAGTCTCTGTGTTGACTCTCTGTTAATTTAATTGACTCTCCAACTTCTCTCCAAACCCCTCCAACACTTAACCGAACCCTTAGTGGGTAGCTCTGTGTTTTTGGTTGTTTTTTAATAGGTTCTTGAACCTCTTTTTCTACATTGATGCTCTCAACATCTTTTTTAATATCTTTTCTCGCCATGTTACTAACATTTATCAGTTAAATAATACTCTAAATCTAAACTTACACTAAAACAATGCTGAGGGTGCATATCTTCAAATCTTATGTTGTTTGTTGTAAAACCACTAAAGACAAAATCAATACCCTTATCTATTCCTTGTATTTGATACTTATTAAAACTAAAGTTCCTTAAAACCTCTATAGCATCTCTATGCGCTTTAGAATCTAACCTACCTACACCACTTGGGTATATTTTGGATAAGTCAACCATGAACACACATTTTGTTCTAGTTGTGTACATTATAGAATCTTCGGTTGTATCAGTATCGCCTACTATGAAACAGAATATACCACTTTTAGAATCATCATAGTACAAGTCCTCATAATCCTTTGTTGAGGCGTTGTACCATTCTGGAATGAATATTTTAGAAGACTTATAGTATTTCGGAATGTCGTCAGGACTATTTTCAAGGTTTTTGTAAACCCTTCCATATCCTTCAACATCTCCTGACCACACGTCACTAAGTTGTTCATACAGATCAATCTGTATGCTTTGTATCGTGGCATCAATACCATATAGTTCTGTTCTAATATTATTCATTATACACTTC